GGATTAAAATGAATTATAAAGATCAAAATTATTATAAAAAATTTCAAAAATTTATTAATGAAGATTCTACGGACGATAAATTAGATAATTTATCTAAAGAATTTGATAATGGAAATATAACGGGATATGTAAATAAATTACAGCAATATTTATCAGATCCAAAAGTAGCAGCAGTTATAAAAGCGGGTCATACGGATGATAAAGGTCCTAGTGACGAAGCATTAAAATCTTCAGGCGGGTCAGTCATAGCTTCGGCGTTAAAACCTACTCAAAATGAAGTAGGGGCTGCTGAAAGTTTAAAAAATATATGTAACGATAAATATGGTTCATTAGATAGTTTTTTAAAGGGAAATGCAGATCTTAAAGATCCGATTATTACATATAATGGTCAATGGATATTAGACGGTCATCATAGATGGTCACAAATTTATGCAGCTAATCCGGATTGTAAAATACCTGTTTTAGATATTAAAGGAAAATTAACTCCGCCGCAAATATTAATGGCAGTCCATACTGCAATAGCTGCAAAAACAGGAAAAGATGATACAAAGAGCGCTAATTTAGCTGCAGGTAATCTTTTAGCATTTTCAAAAGATCAGGCTATGAAATATGTTAAAGAAAATTTAACGGATAACGCTCGTGCAGTTTGGAAAGCTAATGGATATGCAGATGACAATGCAATTGCAAATCGAATTGGTGATAATGTAGAACAAATGATATCAAAAAATGGACCAGAAAGTTGGGCACCTGATCGTAGCGTAATGCCACAACCAGGAGATAATGGAGCTGACGATTTTAATAAAGTATTAGCGACTGGCGTTGCAAATTTTAACGATCCAAAAAAATCAGATGCAAAAGAATCTAAAATACAAAAACGTTTAGATAATTACTTGAAAGAAAGTATTATAAAAGCAAGTAAATAATATATAAATGGCTCTTATTGCAAAATTTGAGCCATTTTTACTGGACCTATATTTATAATAAAGAAATACTATGCCTTTAATTAAACCAGTATTAGAAGCGCAAATATTTTCTGCATTACAGGAATTATTTAATAACACTTCAGATCCTCCCATAGTAGCACAAAAAAAGATTGCAACTAAATTAGCAAATGCAATTGATGCATATATTAAATCTGCTACAATTATTATACCGCCGGGTCAAGTAATACAAGGTATTAATGCTCCTGGACAAGTAATTGCAGGTGCCGGTGGAGGTCCTGCTCCTGTTGTTGGAGCTACAACAACACCTGGTACTGTTGCCGGTGCGACAGCTGCTCCATCACCACCTGCTACAATATCATAATTTATGGAAGGAAAAACATTAAAAGAAATAATACGTAGCGAATATACAAAATGTGCAGCTGATCCTGTATATTTTATGCGAAAGTATTGTTATATTCAACATCCGAAAAAAGGAAAAATACTTTTTCATTTATATCCTTTTCAGGAAAATTCATTATCAGCTCTTAAGAATTTTGATTATAATATTATTCTTAAGTCTCGTCAGTTAGGTATATCTACATTAACTGCTGGATATGCTTTATGGCTAATGACATTTCATCAAGATAAAAATATTTTAGTTATTGCTACAACTCAAGAAGTAGCAAAAAATTTAGTAACTAAAGTAAGGGTCATGTATGAAAATTTACCTTCGTGGTTAAAGCCAGTAGCAATTGAAGATAATAAATTATCATTACGATTTAAAAATGGTTCGCAAATTAAAGCGGTATCTAGTGCTAGCACATCCGGTCGTTCAGAAGCATTATCTCTTTTGATTATTGACGAGGCTGCCTTTATTGATAGAATTGAAGAAATTTGGGGTTCTGCTCAACAAACATTAGCAACCGGTGGTCAAGCTATAATTTTATCTACACCTAACGGTACTGGTAACTTTTTCCATAAAACATGGGTAGGTGCTGAAGAAAAAACTAATCCATTTAATACTATTAAATTGCATTGGACGGTACATCCTGAGCGAAATGAATCTTGGAGAAAAAGACAAGATGAATTGTTAGGACCACGTATGGCGGCACAAGAATGTGATTGCGATTTTGTATCATCCGGAGCTACGGTTATTGACGGTCCTATATTAAAATGGTATGATGAGACTTACGTAAAAGATCCTGAAAGCCGTAGAGGATTTGACGGAAATTTATGGATATGGAATTATCCAGATTACAGTAAAACATACGTAGTAGTAGCTGACGTTGCTCGTGGAGATAGTTCTGATTATTCTGCTTTTCATGTATTAGATGTTACTACAATGGAACAAGTAGCAGAATATAAGGGACAATTATCAACAAAAGATTATGGTAATATGTTAGTAGGAATTGCAACGGAATATAACGATGCAATGCTTGTAATTGAAAATGCTAATATTGGTTGGGCTGCTATTCAGCAAGTATTAGATAGGGGTTACAAAAATCTTTATTATAGTACAAGAGATACTGGGTTTGCAGAAATAAATCAGCAATTAACTAAAATGGTTGATTTAAAAGACCAATCGCAATTAGTACCTGGATTTACTACATCGGCTCGTACACGTCCATTAATTATATCCAAGCTCGAAGAATATATGCGAGAGCAAGTACCTATTATACGTAGTAAGCGCTTAATACAAGAGTTATATACCTTTATATGGAAAGGCTCTAGAGCAGAAGCCCAGGACGGATATAATGATGACTTGGTAATGTCTTTTGGAATTGCTTTATGGATACGTGATACTGCAATTAGATTAAAACAAGAAGGAATGGATTTAAATAGAAAGTCATTGGATTACATGGTAAAGTATTCAGGTAATCACGGTACTGGAGTTTATAATTCTCGTAATATAGGTAGTTCTAATCCATGGCAAATGAAAACGGGTGACGGCAATGAAGATATAACATGGTTAATTAAATAATTACATATTTATATTAAAAATATATTAAATGGATACATCATTAACGGCCAGGCTTAAACGATTATTTAGCTCAAATGTAGTAATTCGTAGAGTCGGCAAACATAAATTAAAAGTAATTGATGGCGATCATATGCAGTCGGTTGGCTCTAGAACCAACACTGGATATGTTGATAGATATACAAGAATGCATGGTACACGTCAACATACGTATACCACTTATTCGCCACATCATAACTATTATAGTTCAAAATTAGAATTATATACAGAATATGAAACAATGGATATGGATTCTATTATAGCATCTACATTAGATATCTATTCTGATGAAACTGTATTAAAAGATGAACGTGGTAGTGTAATATCAATTAAAAGTGATGATGAAAATTTACAAAAAATATTAGAAAATTTATTTTTTGATATTTTAAATATAGATTTTAATTTATGGCCATGGGTTCGTAATTTAGTTAAATACGGAGACTTTTATTTAATATTAGATGTGCAAGATGAAATTGGTATTATTAACGTAACTCCTTTTTCTGCATATGAAATTATTCGCGAAGAAAATTATGATTTAAATAATCCATACGCAGTACGATTTAAGTTAATGAATTCTGGTAATAAAATATTAGAAAATTATGAAGTAGCTCATTTTCGTTTATTAAATGATTCAAACTTTTTACCGTATGGTAAATCAATGTTAGAGCCTGCTCGTAAGGTCTGGAAACAGTTAACGTTGATGGAAGATGCGATGATGATACATCGTATTATGAGAGCGCCAGAAAAACGTATTTTTAAAGTAGATATTGGAAATATTCCTCCTAATGAAGTTGATGGTTTTATGCAAAAAATTGTCAATCAAATGAAAAAGACTCCTTTTATGGACGATAAGTCGGGAGATTATAATCTTAAGTTTAATTTAATGAATATGCTCGAAGATTATTATTTACCGGTTCGTGGAGGACAGTCAGGCACTGAAATCGATACATTACCAGGAATGGAGTATAATGGTATTGATGATATTGAATATCTTCGTAATAGAATGATGGCGGCTCTTAAAGTGCCTAAATCATTTTTAGGATATGAAGAAGGAATATCAGGTAAAGCTACGTTAGCGGCAGAAGATATTCGTTTTGCTCGTACTATTGAAAGAATTCAACGTATTGTATTAAGTGAATTAACAAAGATTGCAATTATACATTTATATTCTCAAGGATATGAAGGCGCAGATTTATTGAATTTTGAATTAGATATGACTGCACCGTCAGTTATATACGAACAAGAAAAAATCGTATTATATAATTCAAAAGTAGATTTAGCAAAGAATATGCAAGATGCAAATTTAATGCCTAGAGAATGGATATATAAAAATATTTTCCAATTTTCCGATAAAGATATTGAAACGATTGGAACTCAAATGGCTGAAGATAATAAGCAGACATGGAGATTAGAAAAAATTAAATCTGACGGAGAAGATCCAATGAATCCTCCACCACCGGTTGAAGCTCCTGCTGCAGGCAGTGCAACAACAGGATCAGCTGAGTCAGGATCAGAAACAAGTCCAACGGCAACTACGGCAACTGAAAGTTATACAAGAACGGTTAATGCTGGTAATGGCGATTATAAAATGCCAAAAGACGGATGGCCGGGTGCAGGGAGACCTGAAGAACCAATGAAATATAATTCACATGAACATCCTAGAGGATATGATCCGTTAGGTACTCGTGCGCTTAAAAAAGCATATAAGGGCGGAATGAATTATGAGTCGGTAAATGCTTTAACTAAACTAATGCCTAAAAAGAAAATAAGTAAAGGAATTATAAAAGAAGATATTTCGTTCTTAGATGAAAATAATCTATTATCAGAAGATATTTAAAACTTATAATTTCAATATTTATTATTAAAACAAGTGTGGACTTTAATGAAAAGTATAAAACATTCGAAAATAAAAAACACCGGATTAATATTTGAGTTATTAGTTCGTCAAATAGCGTCAGATACTTTAAATAATAAAGAATCTAAAGCCATACCTATTCTTAAAAAATATTTTAATAAGAATACCGAACTATCAAAAGAACTCAATTTATATAAATCTTTAACTTCTGAAAAATTTAATAGAGAAGAAAAAGCAAATGCTTTAATAGAAGCAGTGCTTAAGTCGCATAAACAACTTAATGTCACTGCCTTATCTAAACAAAAATATAATTTAATAAAAGATATTAATGAAGTATTTGGAGTAGATACATTTTTTAGTTCAAAAGTTAATGAATATAAAGTATTAGCGTCTGTATATAAAATATTAGAATATAGCGAAGCTGATTCTCCTATAGAAATAGTAAATTCAAAATATACTATTATCGAACATATTACGGGCAAGGAAATTATAAAAGAAGAAATAAGCGAAGAATTAAAAACATTTATTTCAGAAGATAAAGACGTTCGATTAACTGCATATAAGTATTTAGTTAATAAATTTAATGATAAGTATAGTACATTAGATACAAAGCAGAAAAATTTATTAAGAGAGTATATTAATAACGTATCATCAACAGATGAATTAACAAAATACGTAGTTAATGAAATACATGATATGTCAAAAGTATTACAAGTTTATAATAAAAAAGTAGATTCTCAAGTAGTAAAGATTAAATTAAATGAAGTTTCGAATTTACTTAAATCTATGTCTAATATGAAATCAGTAAATGATAATCATATATTATCGTTACTTAGATATTATGAACTATTAAAAGAATTAAAGAAGGTATAATATGCCAAAATATCAAGGACCAAATCCAAATTCAGGACCATATAACGTTCCTAACGGAAAAACAATGTTAGGTGGCGGAAAATACGAACGAGTTAGTTTACAATCTGCTACATTTACATGTACCGGTTCATACGGTGGGGTAGCTGCAGTTTCGTCTATTGCAGGATGTACCGTATCTTTAGTCGGAGGAGGATCTTTAGTAATACCCGCACAATCATCAACTACATTAATATATGAAGTTTCAGTATATCAAATAACGGCTGGTTCGGCTTATTTATATTATAGATAATATGAGTTATTTAAATAGCATAAAAAAACGTTTAGATGAATGCTCGTGTCAAGGTAGTATACGAGAAGAAGAAGTAGATGAAGCATCTGACTCAGGAGGAGTGGCACCTGTAGCTACACCATATGCTTTTGGAAATGCCGATGATGACACAGTTGAAACTGATGGTTTTAAAAAAGTTCCAAAAAAGAAAATAAATACTCAAAGCGAATCTGTATTTGCTAAAATGAGTAAAGAGCTTTATATTAATGAAGTATCATATAAGGATTATAAAGAATATCCTGGTATGAGTTCTAAAAAGAAAATAAATACCGCTATTCAAGAATGCAATTCTGCATTATATCAAATAGAAAGATTCCTTAAACAAAATAGAAAGTTACGTGAAGAAGAAGGAATTGGTAACGATCAATATTGGAAATCAACAGCTATTAAATTAGTTAAGATGGATGAAAGGTTAAAAAATCTTCGTCAAGAAATTAAAAACTTTGGATTAAAAGAAATGTTGATGCGTATACAAGAAGAGGAAAATAATAACATATGAAAAACTTACTTATAGATTATATAACATTTGACGTAACACCGCAAATGGTTGCAGAGTCAATGGAAAAGAACGGCGGCCGATTAATTGTGCATGGCGTATTACAACGTGCTGAAGCTAAAAATCAAAATGGTCGTGTTTATCCTCGTCCTATATTAGAGCGTGAAGTAGACAAATATTTAACGGAAAGCGTTAAACAACGTAGAGCATTAGGAGAATTAGATCATCCAGATTCATCTATTATTAACTTAAATAATGTATCACATAACATTATTGATATGGAATGGAAAGGAAATGATTTAGTAGGTAAGGTAGAAGTATTAACTACTCCGGCAGGTAATATATTAAGAGAATTATTTAGAGCTGGTATTAAATTAGGTATTAGTTCAAGAGGAATGGGAAGTGTTAAACAATTAGATGAACGTACGGTTGAAGTACAAGATGATTTTGAACTTATTGCATTTGACTTTGTTTCTAATCCTTCAACGCACGGAGCATTTTTACATCCTATGCACGAGTCAGTAGGACATCGTTTTGTAGACAAATATGAAAATGTAAATAAAATTATTACTGATATTTTAACGGGGTTTAATTAATGAAACTTAAAAATCTTTTAAAGGAAGCATCGATATCAGAACCACCGGAATCAGTATTAAAAGGGGCATTGGATATATTTCGTAAACAAACGAACCTACCAGTAGCTACTCCAACAATCGTTAAAAATACTCCGTCATTTATATCATATGAATCTTCATTAGGTAAATTTATTACGGGTGCATTAATGCCGTTAGTAGTCGATGCTGCTAATTTATTGATAATTGTAACGCCTTCAAAAAATTCGATAGGCGGTTATAAATTTCAATTTTATGCTAAAATACAAACAAAAGACGGTAAAGAAACCGGAGGGCTTCTTTTAACCGTATTATACGTAAATAATAAATTTAGGGTAATGTAATGCCAGCAAAATCACAAGCACAACAAAAATTAATGGGACTTGCATTAGCAGTTAAACGTGGTAACGTGGCTAAAAGTAAAGTATCAAAACAAATACAGCAATTGGCTAATTCTATGTCTGAAAAAGACTTGAAAAAGTTTGCCGGTACAAAGCTTAAAGGATTACCTTCTAAATTAAAAGAAGTTGCATCGGAATCCGATATGGAACAAATGGATACGGGTTCTTTATTAGGTATGCAACGTATTATTGCTTTAACTGATGATCCTAAACAGTATGAAGAATTAAATACATTATTAGGTATTGAATTAAGTAAACGTGGTGTGACATTAAGAAAGAAAACGGTTCCTGATAATATGTATTTAGGATATGCAGATAATAAATTAGGCAGTAATTTTCCTCAAAGAGAATCAAAAGGACAAGATATGAAATTAAAATCTATATTAAACAATATTAATGAAAATACAGAAGAGCAAGTTCAAATTTCTGAAGAACAAAAAAATGCTTTTTTAGAACATATTAAATCATTTAATGTATTTGGTGAAGCTATTTATAGAAGCCAAAATATTATCGAAGCTTTAAAAGAAATTAAAAATATTGTTGAAACTGCACACCATTTAACATTACAAGAAACTGGTGATTGGTTTGATAAAGTTACTGTAAATCGTCATATGAAACAATTAAAAGAGTCTTATAAGACTTTTGAAAAGACAGCAAATGAAATGTATACATTACAGCAACGTTTAGAAGCTTGTTATGAAGATATGGGAAATACATTAAATAAGTATTATAATATATCAGAAGATGCAGCTCCTAATTTGCAAGAAAAAGAAAGCGAATATCAAAAAACATTTTCTAAAGTAATGAAAAAATCTGGCATTGAATCGCCTGCAGATTTAGAATCAGAAAAACAAAAAAAGCAATTTTTTAATCAAGTTGCAAAATCATATAAACCAAAAGAAAAATAATTTAAACAATTAGTTATGAAAAAAAAGAATAAAAAACAAAGAATTTACGAAACGGAATTAGGCGGTTGTCACGTAATGGTAGTAGAAAGAGATATTGAATTAGCTCTTCGTATATTAAGGCAAAAATTCAAATCATCGGAAAAAGTAGAAATACTACGAGAACGTAAAGAATTTGTCAAACCGTCAGTTAATCGTAGAAAAGAAATTTTAGCTGCTGTATTTAATGAACAGGTTAGAAATAGACAAAGATAATATATAGTAAAAACTTCCACTCAAAAGGAAGTTTTTTACGTTATGTGTATATTTATATTAAGTATGCCAAATATTTTATTTTATATATAAAATCGGCTTAAAACAATTAACCCTTATTATAGTTCTAATAACTATATTTCCTGATTAAAATAGAGGGATTCAATGAAAGACTTATTAAAAGAAGCAATCGCAGATGCAAAAGCAGTACGCGAAACAGCATTGGCAAATGCTAAACTTGCTTTAGAAGAAGCTTTTGCACCTCGCATTCAATCAATGATTTCTAGCCATTTACAGCAAGAAGCTGAAGAAGAAATGATGGACGAAGAAGATGATGATATGACTGCAATGGGGGATAGCGAAGCTCCTGCTGAAGAAGAAATGCCAGAAGAACCAACAGAAGAGCCAGCACCAGCGCATGCTCCGTCTGACGATGAAATGACAGAAGAAGATGACATGGATTTAGAAGAAATTATCCGTGAATTAGAATCTAGCGAAGACTCTGAAGATACAATGGACGAAGGTGATGATGAAATGATGGACGAAGCTGATGACGAAGAAATGACAGAAGCTGACGACGAAATGATGGACGAAGGTGAAGATGAAGAAATCGACATCCAAGAAGTAATCCGTGCATTACGTGAAGAAGATGAAGAACCGGTTAAAGAAGCAGAAGACGAAGAAAAGAAAGAAATGGAAGAAAACTTACAAGAAGCTTATAAAGTAATTAAGTTTTTACGTAGTAAGATTAATGAAGTTAATTTGCTTAATGCAAAACTTCTTTACTCTAACAAGTTATTCAGAACATATTCTTTAAATGAAGGTCAAAAGCTTAAGGTTATTGAAAATTTTGACAGAGCTCAAAATCTTCGTGAAGTAAAACTTCTTTTTACTGCTTTAGCAGAAAACTTTACTGGTAATAGAAATAAGAAAGCAATTAAAGAAAGCTTTGCATCTAAACCAGTAGGTTCTACAAAACCTGCAGAAAAAACAGTATTAAATGAAGGTGACGTTTTAGCTAACCGTTTCAAAAAATTAGCTGGTTTAATTAAATAATAAAATAACAAAAAAGGAGATAAAATGTCTTTAAAAAATATCTTAGGCGAAAGTAACGGAATGATCCGTCGCCAAATGGAAGAGACAAAAGGTCTTGTCAACAAATGGGAAAAGACAGGTCTTTTGGAAGGTCTTGATAGAGATTATGAGCGTCATGGTACGGCTATCCTATTAGAGAACCAAGCAAAACAATTAATTTCAGAAGCTTCTGCAACTGCAGGATCTGATAACGCAGAACAATGGGCAGGCGTTGCTTTACCATTAGTACGTCGTATCTTTGCTGAAATCGCTGCTAAAGAATTCGTTTCTGTACAGCCAATGAATTTACCTTCAGGTCTTGTATTCTATCTTGATTTCAAGTATGGTACAGCACAACCTGGATTTAATGCTAATACAACTAGCAGATCATCACGTTCTGCATTCCAAGCTAATAGCGTATTCGGTGTAACAGAAACTACGGGTGATGCTAATGGCGGTCTTTATGGAGCTGGTCGTTTTGGATACTCTATCAATGAATCAATTGCTACATGTACTGTAACAGGTTCAACTTCAGGTCTTAGCCCGGCTACGACACGCGGTGTAATTGTTACATTAGCTACAGGTTCGGGTGATGATTCTTGGAATTACGATTCTAAGTTTTCTGCAACATACTTACCTGCTATTAATGCTAGTCAATTTAGTAAGATTACATTTAAAGCATCTACATTTGCAGGATCTAATATTGCAGATCTTAACGGTGTTCGTGCATTTAAAATTTCAGGTTCAGTAGTTGATACATATTTCCCACAATTTACAAAATATGATGCTGCAGCAGATACTATTACATTCTTAGTTTCTGGTTCGGCAGCTAATAGCACAAATTCAACTACTACTTATGTAGTATATCAAAAGCAACCTGGTTCTGTAGATGCCTCAAATGGTATTACAGCAGGTCAAGGTGGATCAAACGGTCGCGGTGATTTTGAAGATACAAATCCTAGCTCAACTAGCGATATTAATATCCCAGAAATTAACGTTGAAATGCGTTCTGAAGCAATCGTTGCTAAGACACGTAAGTTAAAGGCAGTTTGGACACCTGAATTCGCTCAAGATTTGAATGCATATCACTCAATTGACGCTGAAGCTGAATTAACTTCAATGTTATCTGAGTATGTATCGCAAGAAATTGATCTTGAAATTCTTGATATGTTGATCCAAAATGCAGTAACTACAGATGCATGGTCAGCTCGCGTTGGATATGAGTACGATACAGCTACAGATCAATTTGTTGCTGCTGGTAACTCTAATGCATTAGCTTATAACCAAAGCACTTGGTATTCAACTTTAGGAACGAAGATTCAGAAAGTAAGTAACAAAATTCATCAAAAGACAATGCGTGGTGGTGCTAACTTCCTTGTAACGTCTCCTGATGTTTGTACTATTTTAGAATCTATTCCTGGATATGCGGCTTCTACAGACGGTGACAAAATGCAATTTGCAATGGGCGTAACAAAAGTTGGTGCTATTGCTAATCGCTACACTGTTTACAAGAACCCATATATGACTGAAAACTTAATCTTATTAGGATACCGTGGTACTCAGTTCCTTGAAACAGGTGCTGTATATGCTCCATATATTCCATTGATTATGACTCCGCTTGTATATGATCCGACTAACTTCACTCCACGTAAGGGTGTAATGACTCGCTACGCTAAGAAGATGGTTCGTCCGGAATTCTATGGTTTAGTAAAAGTTGCTGGTTTAGATTTAGTTTAATCTAATACATAACTAATAAAAGGGGATAGAAATATCCCCTTTTTTTATGTTTGGCGGTTCTTTTATTGATTGTAATAGATCGTTGTTTATAGAACGTGTATATTTATATTAAAGGATTTTATTTATGGATAAGAATAAACAAGTACGCTCTTTAGTTAATAAAATTATAAAAGAAGAAATAACTAACTTTTTACCAAATGAAACTCATGATCATGAAGCTAAAATGGCAAAGGCCGAAATTCGTGATATGCTTAAAAATGGCGTAGAATTATATAATATGATACAAGAGGAGCAAAATTTACCAGGATGGGTATCTGCTTATATAACTTTATCATCTGATTATATTCATAGCGTATATGAGTATATGACTGAAAATCAAAATAACTACTAATTTTATATATTATGGAACAGCAAAATGCAAGTTCAAATTTGAACAAACGCAAACCAAAAGGGCCTATCAAATTTAATATTACATTAAATGAAGAACAAAAACAGGCAAAACAACAAATATTGCATAATACCGTTACACTTTTAAAAGGCGCTGCTGGTTCCGGTAAAACTTTATTAGCGTGTCAAATTGCATTGGATATGTTTTTTACTAGGGAAGTAGAAAAGATTATAATTACTCGTCCAGTAGTAGAAGCAGCAGATCCGATTGGATTCCTTCCAGGAGGAATGAAAGAAAAAATGGATCCATGGTTAGCACCTATATATGCTAACTTATACATGTTGTATGAAAAAGCGTTTATTGATAAATTGGTAGAAGAACAAAAAATTGAAGTATTACCATTTGCATTTGTAAGAGGACGTACTTTTGTTAATGCTTTTGTTATTGTTGATGAATGCCAAAACGTTAATCATAACCAAACGGAAATGATTATTGGACGTTTAGGATTAAATAGTAAAATGGTTTTTTGCGGAGATACATCGCAAATTGACTTACGAAATAAAAAAGAATCAGGAATTGATTTCTTTAAGATATTAGAAACAAGAGTAAATGGCGTAAAAGTAATTACTCTTAAGGAAAATCATAGACATCCTATAGTTCCTTTAGTTTTAGATATTTATAAAGAATATTATTCATGACAGAATATAAAAAACAGTATTTAACTTGGGACCAAACGGCTTATCCTATTCAATGGGACAATAATCCGTATACCTGGGATGAAGTTTTTATATTAATTGAAATTGCTCAAGCTATTAATAACGGAGGCGATTTTGAAGATATTTATGGTGGACTAGATAAAAAGAAAAAACAAACTCTTATTAAATTAGTTGCACGGATTGAAGGGAAAGAATATAAAGAATCAAAGTATAAAAAAGAAAACATTAAAGTAATTGCTAAAGGCGTTAAACTTGCTATTAAGGAAGTTTTAAACGTAGATATAAAGGTAGAATAATATGTATACATTTTTTACGGATAAATCAGAAGTATTTGAATGTAAAATATCATTACAAGGGGCAAGTATAAACAGCTCTAAAGCTCGTTTAGTTTTAGAATCAGAGAATATGAATTTTATTTTTTACGGTAAAATAAATTCAGAAGGTAAATGCACTATACCAGTAAACAAATTACGTAATTATTTATTAGAAGATACTAAGGGTACTGCTAAATTAGAAGTTATTGCAGAAGATACATATTTTCAACCATGGAGTGATAAATTTGAAGTTAAAACTTCTAAAAAGGTTACTGTAGAAGTTAAATCAAATGATATTAATTCTTTAATTGAACAAGAAGGTCCTACAAAAGTAATGGTATCAGAAGTAAAAAATATTAAATCAAATAGTAATAAATTATTGGCAATTACAGAAGAATTTATTAAATTATTAAATAAACGAAATATTACAATATATAATTTGTCAGAGAACAAGAAAACATTGAATACGTTAGGACATCATATAGTTAAACGATATAAATTAACAGAGTCACAACGTTTACAATTAATTAATGCAGTGATTAATAAATTATCTAAATAAATTGAATGTCAGCAGACAATTTTACGGGACAAAACATAAGCAGTACGTTCCAACGTTTACTGCAACTATCAGATAACGGCAACGGCGTAACTGATGGAACTGGCTCGTTAGTTACTTTTTTACCAATAAACGTTAATAATGCACTTACAGCATCATATGTTTCTGGAGTAACGGTATTTAATACCGGGTCGTTTTTAGTTACGGCTTCGGCTAATTTAAATACAATTACTTTTACTAAAGGAGATGGAAGTACATTTCCTATTACCGTTAATACAGGATCAGCGGGTACTACAACAACGGCTTCCTACGTAACCCAATTAAATCAAGACGTACTAATATCGGGTAGTATTACTGTACTCGATACGGATAATTATAACGTTTTTACTGCCGGTAACGGCGAAACGTTTGCACGTAATCTTGATGTTGCATCGCGATTAAGAGTCGCATCGAATAGCACAGGAAGAGGGCAAATTATAGTAGAAGAGTTATCTGCAGGAGTCGCTGATACTATATACAATCCGACAGCCGCGGCTTTAATAGCAACCTCCGGTAGCGTTAAAATGTCAGGGAGTATATCAATAACAGGATCATTAGACGTTACGGGTAGTTTTGGTTTATTTACGCGTGGCACGACACCACCAACTGGAACACCATCAAGAATTGGGCTATTCTATTTTACAGACACAGATTTATATATTTCCTTGCAGTAATATTTATTTTGATATATTTATATATAAAGGAATATCATGGCTATTTCAGTACCTATTTGGCCCGGTTCATCTAGTTTTAGCGTAGGGTCAACA